AGGCAGTCAATTTGCTACTGAAACAGGAATCCAGTTTGAAACTGAAGAATCTGTAACAGTTAATACTACGGCTACTATACCAGTAAAGGCTGTGGTAGCTGGGACAAACGGAAACGTGGCGGCTGGTGCGATTAATACTATATCGGCCTCCATACCGGGTATACGTGACGTCATTAATAATGATGCGACTTCCGGAGGATACGATGAAGAAAACGACGCTTCGTTATTAGCTCGCTATTTATTGCACGTACGAAATCCAGGAACTACCGGAAATAAATCGCACTATTTGGAATGGGCTTTGTCGGTTCCTGGTGTTGGCTCCGCCAGTGTGGTACCTACTTGGAATGGTCCGAATACGGTAAAAGTTATTATCGTTGATGCTAATCGTGATACGGCTAATGCGGAACTGATTAAGCGTGTAGCGGATTACATTGAAACTGTACGCCCTATCGGTGCACAAATTACGGTTATATCTGCATCAAAGAAAACGATTGATATTTCTGTTACGATTACAGGTTTTGCCGATGTGAACAGTATTGAAGATGCTGTGGCCGAATATTTCAAAAGCATAACGACAAACTATGTAAGTATCGCCAAAATAGGCGATATTATCTTTCATACCACCGGTGTTGAAGATTATACGGGCTTGACTCTTAATGGATATGCCTCGAATGTGGGACTTTCTGATGAGGAGTTGCCGGTAATCGGGGAGGTGCGTATTGAATGATTTTTGAGTTATTACGTACTTATAAAGTCGACGTTATGCGATACTTACCTAAGTTTTTAGCAAAGGATCCGTCATTTAACACCGTTCAAAGTACACTATCGTACGAACATGAACGATACCGGTTAAAGGTTATCGATATTGCTAAGCAGTTTTTTGTTGAGACTGCAACCTGGGGGCTGGCGGATTGGGAGCGTGTATATGCGTTACCGTCTACAGGAACCATAGAAAACAGACGTATCGCACTATTGCGGAAAATCCGTGCTCGCGATACGGTGACAAATAACCGTATGCAGTCCCTGATTGATTCTGTAGTCTTCACCAAGGATGCTACACTCGTCGAGAATGTTGCTCCGGGCGTGTTCCGGATTGACATGGAAACGATGATAGCTCTTGATGAATTACGGGCTATTGTGGATTTTTATAAACCGGCTCATCTGACATATTTAATTGCTCATGCGTTTTTTACGCAGGGGCAATTTTTTTATGCCGGTGCGGTCTCAGAATTTGACATACTGACCATTGAAAAAGGTGCCGATGGTGATATCGATACAGGCAGGGCACCGGTAGCCTATGCCGGCTCGGTTAGTGTCTTTGACAATGTATTTATAGGAGGTAATCATGAGTCAATATGATCCGATAGTGCCTACAATCCGAGGGCGTGCGATGATAACGCAGGCACTCGCTGAAGAGAAAGCACTTTATTTTACCCGCGTAGAGTGGGGCGATGGCGTCAAGCAACAAGACGCACAGCAGGAATTATTTACCGGCCTTATTCATAAGGTTATTGAGAGCGGTGTTACTAAGAAGCGTCGAGAAGAAGATACGCTATATTTAACGACTGTGTATGATAACTCTAAGATCAAAACGGGCTTCTATGTACGCGAATTAGGCGTATACGCTAAAGTAGGACAGAACGGGCAAGAATATTTATTCGCCTATACGTATGCATCGAATGCATCTTACACACCGGCATCGTCTCAATATAACGAGAAACGTGTAACGATAGCCCTTGGGGTTGATGCTCAAGTTAATGTAATCGTTAAATTCAACTCTCAGCAGTACGCTACTCGTGAGGAATTAGATGATCATGATGCCGATACATCTTCCCACGAGGTTATTTTTAATAACTTTGTTAAAAATGTGACTCGTGTAAATGATGCCACATTCCAGATTACTAAAGGCGATAATACAAGTACGACTATTACGATTGATAATGTCGCACACGCGGGCAGTGCCACATCGGCCACTAACGCGACGTATACGACAACAGCGAGTTCCGGAGATAACTCGACTCGTATTGCATCTACAGCGTACGTGCTCCGAGAGATCGCATCGGCAGTAGCCAAGCTGATTAATTCGGCACCGGGAACACTGGATACTCTCGATGAGCTGGCGGCTGCATTAGGTGACGATCCTAATTTTGCAACGACTATTACTAATTTATTAACCCTTAAGGCTCCGTTAAGCTCTCCGACATTCACCGGTACGCCACGAGTACCTACTGCATCATCTAGCTCTAATGATACGCAAGCGGCGAGTACGGCCTTTGTTAAGGCTGCTTTGTTAGCGTTCCTCAAGGATCGTAATTTTATTAAGGCGGTCATGGATGCTATCGGGTCTGAAACGTTATCTCAATATGGGGTGAAGTATAATTTCGATAATCCAAACGCCTTGAGCATCAGTTTTGGCAAGCTGTTTGGGGGATTGCTTATCCAAGGTGGAACTACCCCTCGACCATCAAATAATGCAGCGACCGCAACTTTTGCGACATCGTTTGGTGGAACCGATTATATTATCTTCCCGGTAGGCGTTATTGATGCGAACGACAACAAATGGAGTTTAACCGTTAATGTCCTGAAAGATTACAAAACAGCAGACAGTTGCACTTTCCGAACTTCCGACTCGAGCGCTCCAGCCTGCTATTATTTTGCAGTCGGGAAACTTGTACAACAGTAATTAACAGTGCATTTTCTGGTTGCTGGATTGATTAAACCACCATCATTAAACAGAACTTTTATGCTAGGGTCAGGTGGATCAGTAACTAGCATTATGGTTCTGAGCGGATCCATGGATGCTTGCCTTTTGTTATGCGACTAATAGAACCGTAGTTATTTGGTAATTTCATTTTGTACCTCCGTTGTTAAAAGAAAGGAATAATGATGTTATGAATCAATATTTAATTATACTCGACACTCCGGATAAAAACGGGGAAAGTAAACGACTAGCATCCTACTGGATGGACGTACATGGTTGTAGTTGGGAAGAACTCGAAGCTAAAGCGAAAGAAGAATATCCCGGTAAAATTTATCTGCGCGATGAAGACGCTAGCATTCAGGCGAAGCTGGCTGATGGTAAGTATGTCTGGGGTGGTGAAGAACCGGTTATCCCAACTCCCTATGTGCCAACCGAGGCTGAAAAGCGCAAGGCTAAGATTCAAGCAATTAAAGCTGAAACTGATGCGGCAAATGCACCGCTGCAGGACCGTATGTTGACAGCCCTGTTGCAGGGGAATGATACTTTGGCTGCTCAATTGCGTGACCAATATCAGGCTAATAATGCTGCTATGATTAAAAAGATTCAGGAGGTATAAAAATGAATGAAGTTAAATATTGTGAATACTGCGCTAATGAATTAACTAAAGATGGCCGTTGTCCAGATGAGGGCTGTGTTTACAACGTGTATATTGACGCGATTGCCGATTGTGATGCGGAAATAGAAGCGGAAAAGGAGATTGATTAATGGTATATTTGCAGTATATACAAGACATGTGGGAATCATTAATATCTGCATGGTGGGTTAAAAGTGCGTTATCAGTAGTCGCAGGTGTAGCGATTTGGTTAATAGGTCTTAAACATATACAAGTTTTAGGTATATTTATTCTGCTTGTTGGTATTGATTTAGTGACTAAGTGGGCTAGTGTAGCTTATAAAATGTTAGTTGACCAATATAAGTATGACCCTGAACGGATTGCTGTGTGGGAAAAATATCGTGCGATTCCTACAGCATTTGAAATGGGTCTAATTAAAAGTGAATATATGAGAAAAGGATTTGTAAAAAAAGTCCTTACTTATGTCGCAGCCACTATGGCTGCTTTTTTATTTGACTATATGAGTGACCAAAAAAGTTTTGCAGTTAATTTGGTTTGGTTATATTTAGGCTCATCTGAATTTTTGAGCATTTTAGAAAATTTACGTGATGGTGGAAATCAGAGTATGGGACGTTTTTTAGAATTAGTTAGAGATAAGATTGAGCATAAAATTAAATTGTAGAAAGGGGTAATTTATATGAAAATTTTAATTAATGCAGGGCATGCATATTTAGGAAATCCAGATCCTGGTGCAATTGGGCCAACAGGATTGAGAGAATGTGATGTAGTAGCATCTGTAGGTGGACTTGTACAAAAATATTTAATTGCTGCAGGGGTGCAAGCAGATTACATTCAAGATGATTCGCTAGAATATATTTGTAAAACGGCTAATCAAGGAAACTATGATTTATTTCTTTCTATTCACTGTAATTCATTTAATGAATCGGCTAGAGGTATTGAAGTATATACAAGTAGAGGATGGACTGATTCAGATGATTTTGCAAGTTGTTTGATGTTACAAATGGCTGATACATTTCCAAGTCTTGATGTGCGTGCAGATTGGTCAGATGGAGATATTGATAAAGAGGCAGGTTTATATGTATTAAATAATACAATAATGCCAGCAGCTTTATTTGAATTACCCTTTATTAGTAATCCAGTTGAAGAGGAATGGTTACGAAATCCAATTAATCAAAATGAAGCAGCTAAGGCATTAGCAAGGGGAGTGACAGATTATGTGGTACAATATATGTCTTAGTTGGCTAAAAAAGAATTGGAAAAATATTGTGATTGTGATTACTACTTTAATTGCAACTTTTGCAATTTTTGCATATGTTCAAAAAAATAAAGAAGAGCCAAAAGTAATTACTAACTATATTGTCAGACAGGCACAAATAGATAAATTGGCAAAAGGTATAGATGTAAATCCAGAACAAGCTAAGGTGATTAGGTCAGAAATAATTAAAACGGAAACTAGAAGTCCTGATGGACAGTTTACAGTTGTAGCAACTAATTTAGATAAAGCTACTAAAGAAGCACAAAGTTTAATTAAGAAAGAGGATGACAAACTACCTAAAGTGGCTCTAGAAAAAACAGATAGAACAGTAATTACTAAAAATGAAGATAATCAGACTGTAGATATATATAAAATCAATCTAAATAAAGCACATAAAAT